GGATCACGTCGAGTGAGGCGTCGGCCACGAGCCGCTCGTCGCCATCCTCGAACTTGACCAGCGAGCGCTCGGGGTCGATGTTCTTGATGACCTCGCCTCGCTCGCCCTCCTGCGTGGCCACGCGCTGTCCGGGCTGGACACGCTCGGTCGCCTTGGTTTTGGCTGCCTCACGCTCGGCGCGCTTGGCTGCCTGGGTCGCCTGACGCTCGGCCTTGGCAGCGTCCTTGTCCGCCTGGGCGTTGGCGCTCCGTTCGAGCACGTGCACCCAGTGGCTGTCGCTGCCGGGTCGCTCCTCGTCGAGGCGAGTGGCCACGTCGAGCGCGGCCATCTGCGGCCATCCGTCGTCGGGCACGTTGTCGTCTTCGACGCCGCCGTTCTCCTGGATGAACCACGGGTCCGGCACGGTCTCGTCGGCCAGGTGGGCTCGCCGCAGTCGGCTGAGGTAGGTGGCGTCGCCACCCGGTGCCCACTTGCTCTTGCTGGGCTTGCCGCTGCCGCTGAAGCACCACTTCTGGACAGCGGGCTTCGGCTGAGGCTCGGGCTCGGGCTGGGGGTCGGTGGTCGGGTCCTGCGTCTCTGTATCTGTCATGGTACCCAGTCTATCATAGGGTGGGCCATGCTGTCAACCCGGCACGTTGGCCACCCTGGGACCGGCCGACTTGACGACCGGGCATGCCGTGTGGTAGGATGGTCGTATGGAACCCACACACACGCAATGCCGAGTATTCGGCCATTCCTGGCGACCGAGCCACGTCGAGCGAGTCGGCCGACGTCGCCAATACTCGGCGGTCCTGGTCTGCGGCCGATGCGAAACGCTGAGGAAGATGCTGATCAGTTTCGACGGCGAGCGCCTCCGCAACACGTACTCGTACCCGGACGGCTACCTGGTCCCCAACCCGCCGCCCAACCTACGAACTGTGCTACTGCTCGAAATGTTCGCCGACCTGGCCCAGATCCGCGCGGCCGGTTAGAGCGGGGTCGAGACGGCGATGGCCGTGTCCAGGTCGCCAGGCTGGCCACGCATCGACAGAATGAACGGTTCCTTCTCGCCGTCGAACCAGATCGTGATCCGGGCTTCGCCGTACGCGTAGTTGGTCTTGATCAGCCGATCGTCTAGCCGCCACTTGATGCCCTGTGGCTGGGCGTGCGACCGGAGCCAGGTGATGAACAGGGTCAGGTCGATCCGTACCTGTTCGTCGATCTGGCCACCGGTTCGCACGTTGGGCTCGGCGGTCATGCGGCCACGCGACCAAAGATGGTCAGGTCGATGAACTCACCGAACGCGACCGGACCCTGGTTGTAGGCGTCGAGCGCCTTACCCGGATCCAGGTCGAACACGGACACGATGCGGCCGAGCAGACGGCCGGACGGTAGACGCTCTCCATTGCGGATTTTGCTGACCATGGTGAAGTGAACACCCACCCTGGCGGCAAACTTTTCGTTGGTCATGGGGACCTCCTTCTGGGACCAGTCTACCATCCGAGCCGACCGCCTGTCAAGGCTTACGCTCGGCCTTCGCGGCCGATTCCGCCTTCTTCTGAAGGTCTGGGCTGACCACGCCGCCGCTTGCCTTCTTCGATCCGCCGCTGGTGGCGGACTTGGGCTCGGGCTTGGCGTCGTCTGCCGACTCGACCTTGGGTGCGGACTCCTCGGAGTAGGACATACCCTCGGGGTAGACCCACTTGTTAGGGTCGGCTTCGACCTCGATCGTTTTGCCACCCTCGGAGTCGCCGTCGTCGTTGCCCTGCTCGTCTGGGGCGACTGGCGGGTCCTCGGGTGTCTGAACCGGCTTGGTGGGTGCGGTATCGGGCATGTTGCGCTCCTTTGGTTAGATGCCGAACAGGTTTTTGCTGATGGTGGCGAGCGCGTCGTGTTCCTCGCCGCTGATTTCGAGCACCCGGACGCCGAGTTCGTTGGCGAGCCGCTGGTACTCAATCGCGCCCGTGATCCGGCGTACCGCGCCGTTTCCGAACAGGGCGAATGAGGCGTTGGCGTTGCGCAGCGCGATCAGGTAAGGGACCTGCTGCTCGTGTGAACCTTCGGCCATGGTATTGCTCCTCTATGGTGTGGACATCAGGACAACTGCGCGACGCTGGCGTGGTGCGTCGGTCGGCGGATGGACGACACCGCCGCCGCCGTAGGTCTCCCAGGTCACACCGACCCAGGTGCGAGGTCCGTCATCGGCAGCCCCGCTGGCCAACCCGTTGCGGCCCTCAAAGTAGTCGATGACCTGACCGTGCGCGCCCGACGAGAGGCACCCCCGATCCCCTTTGCCTCCTGGCTGAACCGCGATGACGTGAATGTGGTACGGCCAATCTGATTGCGCGGGTGTGCGAACCCACCCAGCCCCGCCGACCATCCGGGCGGCGTCCCGGATGCGGTTCCGCATCGCGGTGTCCATGCCAGGGTCCTGCCCTGCGAGGTCGATAGCGCCGCACCCGTCGTGGGTTCCGCCACTCGCGCTGACCGATCCGTTGGCGTAGGAACCCTGCGTCGGTCGGATCACGTCACCGGGACACAGGCGTACCACCTCATTCATCATGGCGATGGTGCGGTCATCGAGATTGACCCCGCGCCAGTAGGTCATGAGGATTCGCGCTCCTGACGCCGCTCGGCGTCGTGGTCGCGGGTGTCGAACATCTTGAACTCGCCACGCTCCCTGCGGCGTTCGCGCTCCTCGTCGTCCCGGCGCTCGGCGTCGTGCCCGCGTCGCTCCTCCTCGGTCGGCACGTACTCCTTGGGCTCGCTGTCCCGCTGGGGGCGCTTGCTCATGAGCGCTGCTCGAACGCCTCATGGGCGGCCTGGATCACTCGGTCGAAGCACTCGCCGTTCTGTCCTCCGTCACTCGGGTGGTTGAACTGGTGGCGCAACTGCTGGTCCACCTGGTCGCGGATGATCTGCTGTGCCTCGCCACCACGTAGGACGTTGATCATGCAGTCGTTGACGATCTGCGCCAGTTCCGCCTCTGTAGCCATGTCGAACCAATCTCCTGACTGCTGCTGGTAGGTCTCCCAGGTCACGCCGACCCAGGTTCGCGGACCGTCATCGGCCGCGCCATAGGCGAGACCGTTGCGACCCTCGTAATAGTCGATCACCTGGTCGTACGCGCCCCAGGACAGGCAACCCTGGTCGCCCTTGCCACCTGGCTGGACGCTGATTCCGTGGATGTGGTACGGCCAATCCGACTGGGCAGGTGTGCGAACCCATGCCGCCCAGCCGACCTGGCGCATCGCGTCCCGGATCGCATTACGCTCGGCGGTGTCCATACCCGCGTCCTGTCCGGCGAGGTCGATTGCACCACAGCCGTCATGGGTTCCGCCACTGGCACCAACCGAGCCGCCCGAGTAGCAACCCTGCGTCGGCCGAACGTTGAGACCAGGGCAGAGCCGCACGACCTCATCCATCATCGCCGCCGACCGGTCGTCTAATGTCACGCCGCGCCAACTCATTTGGCCTCCTTCTTTGCTGCGGTCTTTTTGGTCGTGGTCTTTTTGGTGACCACGCGGTCGCCGGTCTGCTTGGCCGTCCGCTCTATCTCATGCGGTGCATCCGGTGCGGGTGGCTGGTCCTTGGACGGGTCGTCGTCGTCGCCCTGGGGCGAGTCGAACAGTGGCACACCGCTGCCTGTCGGGTTTGGTAAAGGCGCATCCTGCGGTGCGTCCTGAGGTTGCTGGGTCGCGGCTTCGACCTTGCTCGCCTCGTACGCTGCGGCGTGAGCGTCCCACTCCTCCTGGGTGTACGGGATCGGCAGGGCAGGCACGTCCCATCCCGGCGAACCCGGACCCAACGGCTCGCTCATGCCAGACCTCCCACGAATCGGACAGCGATTCCAGAGCCCTCGAAGATGTGGACGTTCTGGGAACTGAACCCGCAATCACCCTGGAACGTGAGGGTGCCACCGCCGCCAGGGTGCCAATGGGCATAGTCCGTATGGGCGTTGAGCGGCAGCAGGACCGTAGTTCCTTGGCTCTGCGTGCGGTTCATGACCACGTTGCGCTCCGAGACCCGCTGACCGCCGTTGATGCTGATGCCCAACCAAATGCCTGTCTCTCCTGCGCAGTAGACGTACTCGTTGACGAGGTACAGCCCCGCTGGCGCATTAGCGATGGACACGCCTCCGACGCTTCCCCACGTCGAGGGAGCGATGTCGTCGTAGCGGCCACCCGGCGAACTGCCACCCCCGCCAGACTTTTGGTTCCACCAGTACCGTCCGACCCCTGGGGGCGACCCCAGGCTGTCGATCTTCTCGGCCAGGTTGCGGAATCCGAGCGGACCATCGGGTGGGTCCGTCGACTCGGGGTAAGGCAACTTCAGGTTGTTCGTCTGTCCCATTAGTTCGTCCTCCAATCGATCTGAAGTGTCCCGCTCTGGCGGTCGCCCGAGATGGAATTGGCCACGAAATACGGCGAGTTTGCTTGTAGCCCCAACCCGCCGCCATCCGTGACCAGCGCTTGAATCTGGCTGGCCTCCAACGGTGCCCAGCCCTGGGTGTTGACCGCTAGGCTGATCGACCCAGCCACGCCCCACCAGGACGGGTTGCCAGCCTTGGTCGCGCGGTCATGTCGAGCGATGGTCGCCGTCTGCGCACCGAACACGCCACCCGAGATACGCGGCACGTAGAGGCGAGCACCGCTCACAATCTTGCCTGCCAGGGTCGCCTTGATCGAGTCGCCGTAGAACCACAGACCCGAGTTGATGCCGTTGCTCGTCCAGTCGCCCTGGATGACGTTGGCCGTATCGCCGCGCCAGCCGCCGTTACGCCACGAGCCCGAGTCGATCGCCTGAAATGACGCGGTGCCGCTGCTGCCACCACTCGGCGGCACGACCGGTATGGGCGGTACCACCACTGGCGGTGCGCTCTGCTGAGCCGACAGCGAGCCCAGCGCATACCAGAACCCGTTGGACCCGACCAGGAGCACGATATCGCCGACGTACGGGGTCCAGCCGAGCAGGCGAGGTACGTTCAAGTCGGTGCCGTCAAGGTTGACCGTGATCGCCCGACCGCTACCACCGGTCGCCCGCACCACGGCTGTTCGCAGACGGGTCGCCTCGGGTATGGCGTCTTGCAGCGTCTCGGCCAGGTCCTTGGGCATCAGTTCCCCGTCCGGTAATTGACCACGGTGCGGTCGCTCATGAGCCGGAGCGTCACCTTCATCGGACCGCCGCCCGGACCCAGCGGAATGGTCAGTGACTTGACCCGGCCGGTATAGGTCGCCTGGGGTAGCGCCAGTTGCACGACATCATTCGGTTCCATGCGAGGATCCGGCACGACTTCGATGGTCATCTCCAAGTCGCGGCCGGAGATTAGCGATTGCAGGCGAGTCTTGGCCGCGCCGTCGACCGCGTTCTGGGTCGTCATCAGTGAAGACGCGTAGAACAGTGGCACGCGCCCGAATGGGCCACCCCAGGCGGTCGCTCCACTAATCTCGGTGGCGATGGCCAGTAGGGGTGCCTGACCCTCGACCTGCTCGCCCTTGGCGATCACCGCGTTGTAGACGCCCTCTCGGGTGACGGTCAGGTCCACGGCTAGCAGGGTCGAGTCGGTGCCTAGGCGGTAGACGAACTGCGGGGTGTCGAGGCTGGGCAGCGGCTTGACCTGCACGATGCCATCGCCGTCTACAAACAACTGGGCGTTTACACGTGCGGCCAGGTCTGACAGCGCGTCTAGTCGCTCCGTGTCGAACACCGCCGCGCCAGACACCGTGGCATCGGTGATTCCTGGCCACGCGCCCACGTTCAGCCCGCATGCCGTGACCAGACTGCGGATGCAACCCAACACCGAGCCGCTCGGCTGATACGGCGAGGTAAACCGGAAGTCACGCGCCGTGGCCATCCGGTCTTCGGTGGTCAACTGGGTGTCGGTCGCCGTCATGTCGAATCGCTGCAGGCGGTCATTCCAGCGCCACCTGCTCAACGTGTGCGCCGAGTTGATCCGAAACCAGCCCAGGCTCAGGGTTTCGTTGCCCAAGCCGAGCGCCACGCCCCGCCGCAGGTTAATCTCCTGGCCGTACGGTGCCAGCGGGTCAGACGACAGGAGCGGCAGGAGGTCCATGCCCTCGTCGGCAATCCGCAGATCGGCGCTACCGCGTACCAGGTTGTCGGCGGTCAGCGTGATGGTGCCCTCGGTGATGGGCAGGTTGGCAAACGTGCGGACGCCAGCCAGCCAGGAGTCGCCGTTGGTGACCGCCGTGTGGCTACGGTTGATCGCCTTACCAAAGTCGGCCGATGCGGTCTTCATCGGGGTCCAGGGGTGGGGTTGCGGAGCAGGGTCGCCCACGAATCTTTCGAGGTCCGAACCTGGTCCCAGGTCGTGTAACTCTCCAACACGTCGGACCAGTGCCACAGCGAGATGACCGCACCGGCTGTCGGCGACTCGACCTCCCAGCACGGAATCTCGAATACCCGCGTACGCTTGTCAAACTGGTTCGTCCAGCGCTGTTCCTTCCACGCGCCTAGGGCGACGTAACCGCCCGACCAGCCACCGTAACGCGCCTCGGCCATGCGGAGCAGGGCAGGTTGCGCCTGCTCCAACATCGTACGAATGGTTTCGGTGTCGGTGTCGCTGCCCGTGGTTAGGCGGATCGTGTAGGCAGGTTCCTTGCGCATACCCGACACGACCACCGGGAACCGGCGTCCCAGCGGCATGAACACATCTTGGTCGACGTGGCGGTCCTGCTCCTGCCAGCCACCGTCCTCGACGTAGACCCGCACGCCCGACCCTGGATTCAGCGGATCGCTGAGCCACGCCACGTTGAAGCACATGCGCACGACCGCCGATAGAGGCGACGTGGTGACCGTACCGGCTGGGGTCGTGCCCGTGGTCTTCTGGAACACGAGGTCGAGGTAGTAGTTCCACGACCCCAGATGCGTGGGGAACGTGCCAACTTGGTTGGGGTCGTTGTAGTACGAGTTCGGCGGGTTCATGGTCAGATCGCCGCTGACGATGGTCCCGGACTTCACGTCGTTGTGGAGCACGCCTGCCGCGTTGTCCAACGTCGCCCGGACCTTCTGCCCAGCCGTAACCGCCACAGGGGTTGCGAAAATTCCGGTCTTCCAGCCTGTGGTCGTGGTGGCGTCGGTTACCGCTGTCGCCAACACGCCACCCGCTGGCGAGGACCACAACTTGACGGGTTTGTTGATGCCCGTGGCGTTAGCGGGTCGCAGGTACCGCACGGCGGTGATTCGGCCAGTAGCCGCGATGGTGATGTCGTTGCCCACCGTGTAGCCAGCCGTGTCGGTGGTCGAGGTGCCGACCTGCCCGGTGGGGAACACGGATTGGTTGGGTCCGTATGAGACTTGGGTGATCGTCGAGACCGCCGTGGCTCGGTACCGCAGGTCGGTGTAGAAGGGTGCCTCGAAATCGGTGACGTAGATGGGTCCGGTGGTCGGGTAAGACTGGAATCCGCGCACCACGGTCGCCGTGCCATCGGGCAGCACACGCTCCAACGTGGTCAGCGCGCCACTCAATTCGGGTCCGGTCACGTACACTTCGACCTGCGGAGGTAGCACGCCGTCCTTGACGGTCGGGGTGCAGACAATGGGCATTAGACCGAGCCTCCCACTAGGGCAGTCGCCGTTCGGCTGTTCGCCCCGCCGACCTCGACTCGCACAATGTCCGTCAACTCGCGGTCACCGATGAACACTCGCACCTGCACCCCACCTGATCCCGCGCCGTTAGTTGGACCCGTAGCCGTCGTGGTGGCGGCAACGCTTACCGAACCGCCGACCGGCGACAGTAGGCTGTTCATCGCGCTAACCACGCCACCAGCGCTCCGGTTAAGACCCTCAGCCAGCGAGTTACCAATAGCCATACCGGAGTACAGCGGGTAGCCCTTGCCGGAGAACGGACCCGTCTTGGCTGGCGAATGTGGCAGCAGGTCCTTGACCTTCTGGACGATCGCCTGCGCTGCTTCAACGACCTTGCGACCGGCAGCGGCTATGCCCTCGCCCATGCTGTTGATGATCGACCAACCGGCGTTCCACGCGTTGCTAGCCGCTCCGCTCAACGCCCCGGTGATCTTCGAGCCCAGACCCGAGAATCCGCTAACGATGTCGCCGATCCCGCTGGTCACACCGCTGGTGACCTTAGACCACAGACCCGAGAACGCTCCGGTGACCGACGAGACCATGCTGTTTACCGCACCGCCGACTCGACCCGGCAGTTGCCCGAACCACTGACTGATCGAGTTAACCATGTCGCTGATCTTGGCAGGTGCGTCGGACGCCAGCCGCGAGATGAACTCGATGGTCTTGGTCACGAAATCTGCGACCATCTTAATGATACCGGCGAGCGCCTGGGTCAGCACGCCCACCAGGATCGCCGCCAGTTTAGCAATCCACTCGATGACCGGCGATAGCGCGACTACCAGTTGGGCGAGTAGGGTGGCGAGTTGAGCCACCACCGGGATCAGCGGCAGGAACGCCGTGAGGATCTGAAGGATGGCGGGTAGCAGCGGCAGGAGCGCCATGAGCAGAGTGCCCACCGCCTCCGCGACCTTGGCCAGTGCCACCGCGATGGTAGGCAGGAACGGCATCAGCGCGTCGATCAACGCACCAGCAAACTGGACCAAGACGGTGATGACCGGTGCCAGCGCCGACATCAGTTTGCCCAGCACCAGGGCGACTGCGCTTAGCAGGTTGCCTGCCAGTTCAGCCAGCACGGGCAACAGCGGCATGATCGCCGCGAGCAGTTCGGTGAATCCGGGCAGGATGCCGTCGAGAGCGTCCGCGACTGCCCCGCCGAGAATCTCGCCCACCGGACCGAGCGCCTGCATCAACGGGGTAAACGCCTTGGCCAGTGCACCGATCGCCGGTATTAGTGGCTCGATCATGCCCGTGAACAGCGCGCCGATCGGTTCAAGTAGGGGACCGATGGCGTCGGAGATGCCGGTCAGAGCCTTCGACAAGACGGGCAGGATCGGGGTGAAGGCGGTGCCGAGCGATTGGTTAAGCGTGTCCTTGAACGTGGACCACGAACCGGCGAGCGTCTTGGCTTGGGCGTCCATCGCGCCCGCTGCACCGGGCACCTTCTTCATCGCTTCGGTGATCGCGTCGACACCGACGCTGGCGGGCACCAGTCCCTTGTCGGCCATCTCGCGCGCCTTGTCGCCCGTGACGCCCATCTTCTTGCCGATTTCGTCGAACACCGCCGCACGGCTCAGGTTGGGCATGCGCTCGCTGATCTGGTTCATCTCCTCAGCGGAGAACTTGCCCTTGGCGCTCATCTGGGTAAGCGCCACCACCACGCCGTTAATCTCCTCGGAGCCACCGCCGATCGCCGCGACCGAGTTACCGATGGTGGTCAGCGTGCTGATTGCCTGATCGCCGGACTGCCCCATGGCCATGAGTCGCTGCGCGCCCGTGGCCACACCTGGCAGGTCGAACGGTGTCTTGGCCGCGAAATCGGCCAATCGCTTCATGTAAGCCTGGGCATCGGTGGCGTTACCCATGATGCCGGTAAACGAGGTACCCAGCGTCTCCATCTGGGCAGCCGCCTTGATGCCGAACCCAGCCGCTGCCACACCTGCTCCGGCGAGAGCCAGACCGGCGACCTTGGCCGCACCGCCGATCTTTGCACCGAATCCGCCCAACCCAGACGTGGCCTTCTCGACGTCAGACGTGTCGATGACCACTCGGCCTTTAAGATCCGGTAGCGTAGGCATGTTAGCCGACTCTCGTCATGTTGGATAGCCGCATGATGTCCATGGCCGTTCCGGTCTGGGCTTGCTGCTGCCTGCCGCCGCCAGACGACTTGCGACTGGCGTTGGCCTCGGCGTCGAGCAGTAGCACCAGCATCCCCAAACTCAGGTCGTGCCAGAACTCATGAATGCCGATTCCCCGTTGAGTCGCTGTAAGGATGAGGTCGCCCCAGGGTAGCCAGCGGTCGGCTGGTCCTGGGGCGACTGAGGGTCCTTCGGTGCGGGTAGTGCGACCTCTAGCGCGGTACCAATCGCGTCGGCGTACTCGTCGATGCGGGTGATATCGAGCAGGTCCATCAGGCGCTCGGTGTCCATGCCGGGTTCGTTGATACCGGCCGCAATCATGTTGACCAGCGGCCGGATCATCGGCTTGGTAGTGCCGGATAGCGCGTCCTGGATCATGCCCAGGGGACCGACCGTCTCCTCGATGCGAGCCAGTCCCCGCATCGTGTAACGCAGGATGACTCGCCGTCCATCGGTCAACTCGATGGGGACGCCCGAGTTGGCCGCGCGTGCTGCCTGGCTGGGCAGGTGGTCTTGGGGCACCGGTCGTGACGGGGTTTCCGTCATTGGTGTCTCCTATTCTGTTAGTCGAGCGGGGTTCGCTCGTAATGCTGGGTTACGGGACCGGCGTGCAGTCGGCCGGGACCAGTTGCGCGAGGTCGTCGAGCGCGCCACTGACGGCGGCAGGGCAGAACGTCGGCGTGACGATGTTGCCCGCCTCGTCGTTGTACCGGATGCCGAGCGTCTTGCGAACACCCTGCAGTTCGAGCGCCGAGAAATCGATCGAGAACGTCTTGTAGTCCTCCTCGGCGAACCCAATCTCCGGGAACGACGTGACCTTGCACTTGTAGATCATGAGCCAGCAGTCGCCGGTCGGGGTGTCGGCGGTCGGCGTCCGACCGATGACCATCCAGTACCCGGCCGTCGAGTAGTCGCTGGTACCCCAGTCCCACGCGGACGCTGGCGGGTCAGCCTGCTCCTGCACCACTCCGCCGACCAGCAGCGCCATCACGTCGAGGTCGAGTTTGGCGTACTCCATCGTGCCGTCCATCGACGTGATGATGGTGCTCGTGTCGAGCAGCATGTTGTCGCCTCGGAGTTCCTTGGTGTCGGTGGAGCCGCTGACGATCAGCGACTTGACACCCGGCACGTCGAGCGCCGCGCCGTAGGTGGGCACTCCCTCTGGCGGGTCGTCCAACATGGGGAAGATCTTCGCGTCGCTGATCGCGTACCACTTGCTGATGTTGCTCGCGGTGACTGGCTGAACACTCATGGGGTTTGCTCCTTTGTTTGCCGGGATTCGGCGCTAGATGGTACGCAGTCGGCCGGTACGAACTCGCCCAGGTCGGGCAAGCCGCCGTTGTTCTGTTCGGGTAGGGTACGCGGGGTGAACGTACTGCTGACCTGGCTACGCCGATCGACGGTCACGCCGATCACGTGGTGAACGATGTTGGCGTCCGGGTCGGCCAGCCTGGTCACGCTCGAAATTCGCATGCCGTTGATCAGGGTGGGTGCGGTCGGTGCCCGAGATGTGGCTAGCGCGAACGTGAGCCGATCGGGCAGGTCGTATTGCTCGGCGTTCTGACCAGTGATGGGGTCGCGCCTCGCCTGCCACAGATCGACCTGCATCTCCTGGCGATACGCCACATCGGCGAACGGGTCATCGGTGTCGCCGTGCAGGAGCGCTATCTGGCCGACGTTCTCGTTGATCGTGCAGTAGGGCAGTCGCTGCCGAGCCGGTGCCCGGTCGCGGAATGCGGACAGCCCGAGCCCCGCCGACTCGATGACCGTCTTAAGACCGCCCGCCAGACTGGCGTTCTGCGTGGTCACCATTTCACCGCCGAGCCCGACTGTAGCGACCACCAGTTCTGCGCCTGCAGCATCGCCGGACGCAGGTACGGCCGAGCGCCCATCCGCGATGTGCCGAACTCGACGTAGGCAGCATAGTGAGTGTTGGCGCTGATCGTGCCCACTACCAGTTGCTTACCCGTGACGTCGCCCGAGATGGACGCCCGCAGTCGGCCGGTGTCGACCGGCACGATGGCCTTGGCGCGTGCGACCGCTGTGCGCGTCATCTGCTCAACCATGACAGGGGTCGAGTCGCGCACGTTGTGCACCGCCTCCTCGATCGCCTTCTGGAACTGCGGCAGATTAGACCACGTGATCGAGGTAGCCACTAGGACAGCCTCGCTTTCGTGACCCACTGGCGCAACAGTTCGTCCGACACCGAGTCGCCCGTGGTTCGGGTCGACCGATCTGCCGGGTTGGCCTCGACTCGGGGTGGCTCGGGGTCGGTCAGGTCGTCAATCGGCGGCAGACCCGGAACTCGGCCCACGGCGACGCCCTCTACGTCGGAACCAGGTTCGAACGCGCTCGGTAGGATCATCGCCGCGAGCCGAGCCGTGGCTCGCCGTACACTGGTCGGTGGAGACAGATAACCCATCGTCCCAGTGACGCGAACCATCGCTGACCTGCCGCCGCCGACAGGGTGACCGGGCCAGCCGTTGATCAATGCCACGCCGTTGTAGCACTGGAAGATGGTGTAGCCGCCGTCCCACAGCATGGGACCTGGCCACGTCGATCCGCCGTCGTTGACCGGCGAGACGTCCCAAATCGGCATGCCCGCGATGACCGTGCCATCCGCCGAGATGACCACCATGCGCGTGTCGGTCACCGGCATGAACCGCTTGTCGGTGTACCAATCGACCAGTCGTGAGGCGTCCTGGGTCGCCTGTTCCTGTAGTGCCGGATCGGCGGTAGCCGACATACCCAGTGCGACTGCTTCATCGACGGTACAGTAAATCGCCTCGTCAAGCGGCACCGGGTCGGGTGGCGGATCGGTCGGAGTGGCACGGGCAGAGACATTGGCACCGACACTCTGGTCTGACGCCGTTGCACTCATCGTGTCTCTCCTCTCTGCATTCAACCGTGTGGTAGTGCGGGTCGGCTGACGGCTTGGCTCTGATCCTCATGA